TCAGCAAACCTCCTTGGGAAATTCGAACACAGCGACGATGCGCCGCCGCCACGGTCCGCTCAGCGGGCTTTCGACCACGCCGTGACCGGAATAGGCGTGGATGAAACTGGCATCCTCCCCGGTCCGCGCGACGATCCCCAGATGCTTGGCCACGCCCCCGGCGCGCATCCGGAACAGGATCACGTCGCCGCACCCGGCCACCGAGCCGGCCTCCCGTTCGACCAGGTGCCGCCGCGCCGCCTGCCACAGCCGCTCCTCGCCCTGCGGCTGCGACCAGTCCATGGTATAGGCGGGCACGGCCTCGGGTTCCTCACCGACCAGTTCGCGCCAGACGCCGCGCACCAGCCCCAGACAATCCGTCCCCGCCCCGCGCAGGGCGGCCTGGTGGCAATAAGGCGTGCCGATCCAGCCGCGCGCCACGCGCACGATATCCTGCCGCCCCGCATTCATCTGAGGCTGCCGCCGGTATTCGCCCCGCTCTGTTTGGGCACCGCCATCATCCAGTCTTCGTCGGGGATGTCGGGAAATCCCTGGAAATTGACGAGGTTGTTGAACTTCAACCGGCAGGTCTCCATCCGCTTGTCGCAGCCCGTGTCCAGCCGGACCACATCGCCCGCCCTGATCTCGGCGCGCAGCGGTTCCCACAGTTCGATCACCCGCTGCCCCGCCTCGACGCGGTCGCGCTTGATCAGCCCCCACAGCCCCTCGGCGGCGCCGGACTGCATGGTCAGCCGGCCGCGCGCGAACCAGCCGACCTCGAAGCCGTCAAGACTGTCCCACCGGAACACCCGCCCGCCGTCGATGCCATCGACCGTGCGCTGGTCGAAATAGCCGGGCGTATCCAGCCTGAACCGGCAATTGCCATCGCCCAGCACCGCCGTGCACGGGCGCTGGTAAACCCGCCCCACCGGCCGGTTCAGCATCTCGGTCAGACCGCGCAGCTCGGCCTGAAACGCACCACCTGCCCGCTTGATTTCACCGATGGACCCGCGAAACTGCAGCCAGCGCATATGCGGCGCGGCCCAGTTCACGATCCAGGCCTCGACCTGCGCCCCGTCGAAACGGCCGGCCTCCACATCGGCCTCGCTTATCGAGGCGTCGCTCAGGGCACCGATGGCTTCGGAATTGTCGACCGCGAGCCCCGTCCCCTGCTGCAGGGCCATCGCCGTCAGGCCGCTGTCCGCCTTGAACCTCGTTCCGGCAAATTCCAGATCGCGGTCGTGATCGGTGAACCCGAATGTTGCGCCATCGGTGCGGGCAACGGTCCAGCAGCGGCAGACCGTGGTCAGGCCGGATTGCAGATGCGCCTTCAGTTCTTCGTTCAGCCCCGCCATCAGACCCGCACCTCCACGACCGGCACGCTTGGCACATCCCCGGCCTGAAAACTGGCGACGCTGGTCTGGATACGGTCCGTGTCAAACCGCACCGGCACATCGAACTCGAACCCGGCCGTGATCTGCATCGTCGCCGCCGGCGGATGCGAAAAGGCGATCAAGCCCGTGGTCAGATCCACGTCGAATTCGACGCCCTCGCGCATCTCGTCCTGTTCGACGCCGACGCGCACGGTGCCCTCAACCGGTTTGACGATCGGGCGATCATAGCTGACGCCCCCCGAACGATAGGTCTTGGTCAGGGCAAAGGTGGATGTCTGCCCGTCCGCCACCGCGATTACCTGATCCCGGAAATCGACCTCGGCCGAGGCCTTGCCCGACTTGTAGTCGGACCAGTCCTTCCAGCGGAACCCGTACATCTGCCCCTGCCGCGCCTCGAAGAAGGCGATCAGGGTTTCGACGTCGTCCAGCGACCGCATCCCCACGCCCGCATCATAGCGCCGCCGCGAATGCGCCCAGGGCGTGTTACGCTCCTCGAACCCATTGGCCAGGGTCACGACATCGGTGCGGCGTTCCGGTCCCCCGATCGACCCGAAACTCAGGCTGGCCGGGAATCTCACCTCGTGAAAACTCATGTCCCCTCTCCTTCTTGCTGCTCAGCGGTTCCGGTTGCCGCGCCCCAAAACGCGGCTCATCTGCGCCGCGATCTGCCCCTGGCTGCGCCGGAAACCCTCGGCGTCAGGGGTCGAGATGTTCATCACCACCTGCACCGGCCGCCCGCCGCCCTGGCTGCGCACACCGAGCCGGCCATCGGCGCCCCGCGCCAATGGCATGATCGCTTCCGGCCCGGCTTCCCCCATCAGGCCCATGCCGCCGCGCATCGGGAACGCCACCGGCCCGCTGACGACACCGCCATTGGCAAAGGGCATCACCCGGCCCTGCGAAAAGCTGCCACCATCGGCAAAGGGCAACAGGCCGGACACGATGCCATTCACGCCCAGCGCCAGCATCCCGCCGAGATGGTTCGCCACCGGCTTGACCGCGGCCGAATAGGTGGTCTGGATCATCGACCGCGCCACCGTTTCCAGCGCGTCCGACAGTTTCATGCCGTCGAATGCGACACCGTCGAACGCGCGCCGCAACCCTTTCGACAGACCGCGCTCGAGCGTGGCGGCATCGCGCCCGGTGCCGGCAAAGGCTTCGCGGATCCGCCGCAGTTCGGCGTCGAACCCCGCCGCCATGCCCGCCGCCGCACCCAGGCTGTCGCCCAGCGCATCGGCACGGTCCTCCAGTTCGGACATTCCCTCGCCATCATGCATCCTGCACTCCTTCCTTGAGATCGGGATAGGCGGCGATCAACGCCTCCAGCCCGTCACGGTTCAGCGGCGCCAGTCCCGATGCCTGCCCCAGCATCAGCCGCAACTCGGCGGGCGTGAGCGACCAGAACGCGTCGGGCGTCAGCCGCAGCCCCTGCATCCCGGCCCGCATCAGCGCGGGCCAGTCGAACCGGTTCATGTCTCGCCGGGCAGCATGAAGGCTCGCGCCAGCAACTCCGCCGCTGCCCGTGCCGCCGCCATCGGGCCACCCTCGATCTCCGCGCTCAGCAGATCGCCGCGTGCGATGTCATGCCCGCCGCCACGCAACCCCGCGACCACCAGCGCCAGCACATCACCGCTCGAAAACCGCCCGCTCTCGAAACGTTGCACCAGGTCGACCAGCGTGCCGGTCGCCAGGTCCTGTTCGAGCTCGGCCAGCGCGCCCAATGTCAGCTTCAGCACCCGCCGGTTGCCATCGACTACCAGCGCAACCTCGCCCCGCCACGGATTGATCATGGCTCAAAGCGCCGTGAAGCTCAGCGCGCCCGCGCTCGCCAGCGACATCTCATAGGTCGCTTCGCCATTGTGGCTGCCGGCATATTCGATCGACGTGACCTGGAACGGCCCCTCGACGATCCCGAAATCGGGGATGATCACCTGGAAATCCGGCGTTTCCCCGTCAAAGAACAACTGCCGCGCGCGTTCATCCGTATCCGCATCGCGGAACACGCCCGACCCCGAGATCGAGGCCGACCGCACGCCCGCCCCTCCCAGCAGCTCGCGCCAGCCGCCCTGGCTGTCCAGCGTCGTCACGTCCACGCTTTCAGCGTTGAAACTCACTCGCGTGGCGCGCAGCCCCGCGATCGTCTGGAACTGGCCATCGCTGGTCATGTCCACCTTCACCAACAGATCCTTGCCGTTCTGGGCACCCATAGCGTTTCTCCTGGATATCGTTGTCAGTCGTCTTCCACATGCGCGCGGAACCGCAGATCGATCCGCCGCACCTGCCCCGCCCGGCCGCTGCGCCGGGCGCTGGCCCGCTCGAACCAGAGCCCCGCGAGCCGTCCCCGGCCCAGTTCCAGATCACCGGCCGCAAGCGTATCGGTGATCGCCGCCGCGATGCCCTTGGCGCTGCAAAATCCCGCCTCGGTCGACACGACCGACACCGTGAAGCGATGCGTGGCCGCCGGCCCGCTCGCGTCCGATGCATCGCGCACCTCCTCGGGGCCGAGGCTCACATAAGTCCGGGGCAGATCCCCCGACGGCAACGCGTCGAACACCGCCGTTCCGACCAGCGCCTGCAACGCGGCATTCCCCAGCAACCGCTGGTAGACGGCCCTCTGCAGGGATGCGGACATGCCATAGCTCATGCCGCCACCTCCTCATCCGCGAAACAGGTCAGGTAACGGCCGGCCGCGCCCGCGTCGGCCACCGCCCGGATCGTGAACAGGCGCGCCCCGAGGCGGAACCGCTGATCGGGCAGCGGCCGGGCCAGCGAGCCCACCGGGGCCGCCCGCACCGTGATCCGATACCCGACCTCGGATACGGTCCCTCCCCCCGCCGACCGCTCGCGCCCGGTGCGCGCCGTGAGCTCTGCCCACAACGTGCCCAGCGCCACCCAGTCGCGGGAAAACCCACCCGCCCCGTCGGGCTGGCTCATCGGTGCCTCGAGCACCAGCTGCCGGTTCAGCCTGGGCGCCTTCATTGCAGCACCCCGACGCTGACCCGCAGCGGACGATACCGTTGCAGCAGGCTGGTCACGCCGAACGGCATGCAGCCATAGCCCAACGCGGTCTCGTCCCGGTATTCATAGTAATGCGCCGCCAGCAGCAGCACCGCCTGGCCGAGATCGGCCGGCAGCCCGCCCCAATCCGCCGCCATGCCCGCCAGCAGGCCGACGCGCACCGATCCCCCCGGCGGGATCGACGGCAGGTGACCCGACACCGGCCGCAGCACCGGGCGTTCCGCATCCCGTTCCAGCCGGAAGGTCGCCGGGACGACCGGCGTTTCGGCGCCCCCTCCATCCACGACCGTCACCGCCGTCACGGCCTGAACCGGCGTGACCGGCAATCGCTGGCCCGCCGCGTCGCGCCAATGGTTCAGGGTCCAGCCAAAGGCGCGCTCGATCAGCACCTTGCCGGTGCGGGCCTCGACAGCGGCGATGGCCGCCCGCAGAAACCCCTTCAGCACATCGTCCTGCAGCCCGTCCTCGCCGAACCCGGTGCCCAACCGCAAATGCGCCTTGAACCGGGCCACCGGCAGGGCTGCGTCCGGTATGGCGGTCTCCTCGATCAACATCATCCTGTCACTCCGCAATCTGCGCCCCCTCCGGGCCGTGGTCGTTCCTGGGTGTCGGCGGGCGCGCGCCGCTCCACGTCGCTCGGACGGAGGGGAGCAGCTAGACAACATGGAGTCCCATCTCGGAGACGCACGCCCGCCACGGGACCGTTTACCGGCCCCGCATCCGGCGCCCTCAGGCGGCGCCGAATTTCAGCAGCTTGATCGCGGCAAAATCGCTCACGTCACCGCCCACGCGCTTGGTCGCGTAGAACAGCACATGCGGCTTGGCGCTGAACGGATCGCGCAGCACCCGCAGGTCCGGACGCTCGGCCACGGTGTAACCGGAGGCGAAGTCACCAAACGCGACCGAAAAGCTGTCGGCGGCAGGGTCCGGCATGTCCTCGGCGATCACCACCGGATAGCCCAGCAGGCGCGCCGGTTCACCGGCAGCGAGACCGTCCGACCACAGGAACCGGCCGTCATTGTCCTTCAGCTTGCGCAGCGCGCCCGCGGTCTTGGAATTCATGACAAAGCAGCCATTGGCGCGGTATTGCGCGTCCAGCGCATATACCAGATCGATCACCGCATCGCCGGTCACCACCCCATCGATACCGGTGGGCACATAGCCGATATTGCCCCAGGTCCAGACATCGTTGTCCACCTTGGCATGGCTCAGGAACCCGCGCGGCTTGTCCACGCCATCGCCAGTGACAAAGGCCTCGGCCTCGGCACGGGCAAACCGGTCGGCGATCCGTCCGGCCAGCCAGCCCTCGATATCGAACGCACTGTCATCCAGCAGGCGCTGCGATGCCTTGGGCAGCGCGCTCAGCTCATGCAGCGGGATCGAAATCCGGTCGATCTGAGGGGTGCCGGTTTCGGTCCGGGCATCGGTCTCGGTGGCCCAGCCGGCACCGGCGTCGGAATGGTCCACCAGCACGTCATAGGACGTCGCCTCCACATGCACCACCGATGCGATCGCACGGATCGACACCGCCGATTTCAGCACCGACTGGACGGTTTCCGAGGTCTGCGGATCGACCAGGAACCCGCCATCGCCATTGACGGCGGTGGACATCGACTTGGCATCGACCTCCAGCCCGCGCAGCGCATCGTCATCGCCATTGCGCAGATAGGCGTCGAACGCCTTCTGATGCGGCGCGCCGGTATCCGCCTCGGCGGCCAGATGCGGACGCGCCGCGATTTGAGATTTGCGATCCAGCATGGTCAGCCTCTCTTCCGTTTGCTGAAGTTTCGATTTCATGTCGTCCTGAAAGCCCTTGAACTCGCTCACAAAGCCGGCAATCGCCTGTTTGACTTCCTGAACCGCGGGCACAGCCCTCCCGCCCAAGGCCGAAATTTCGGTCCTGCTCATCGGCACATCCCTCTGGGGTTGATGTTGAGGTTTGGTATTCGGCGCCTAACCGCGCGCCAGCTCCAGCCGCGCGCCCGAAAGCGCCGCCGCCAATTCACGCAGGGCATCGTCGGCGCCGGGCGTTTCGCCCTTTGCCGCCACCCGCGCACTGGGCAGCATCGGAAAGGTCACCAGAGACACTTCCCAAAGCTCCAGTTCCTGCAAGAGCCGCCGGCCCTTGTCGTCTTTCGCAGCCCGCTTGGTGCGATAGCCGATCGACAGCCCGTCGATCGCACCCGCCGCAACCAGCGCCGCCGCCTCGCGGCCCAGACGCGTGCTCTCCAGAAGGCGTCCCTTGACCCACAGGCCGCGATCGTCCTCGCGGACCTCGTCCCAGACCCCGATCGGCTGCGCCGGGTCGTGCTGCCACAGCATCTTCACCTTGCGCCCCGCCGCGCCCAGCGCCGTCAGCGATGCGGCATAGGCGCCCTTCTGCACGAGGTCGCCCCCCTGGTCGGCCACACCGAACAGGCTCGCATAGCCCTCGATCGCGGCATCCGCGCCCAGGGTCAGCCCCTCGCCGGCACGGGCGAATTTCGTTTCCAACCCGGTTTCGTAGCTCATTGTCATCTCTCCCGTCTTGCTTGCCGTTCCGGGCTCATCCCGCCGCCGGGCCGGCCATCAACACCATCCGCACCGCCTGCGTCAGGATCGCCGCCGCCACGCCGTAAACCGCCAGCCACAGCCGTCTTTCCAGCCGCTCCATCAACTCTTCCAGCCGGTCGAGCCGGCGGTTGAGGTTCTCGTGATGGATTGCGCTGACCCGTTCATGGGCGGCAAGCCTCAGTCCCGGCGCGCATTCGAACGTTTCGAACCGCCCCCGCAGGTCATCCATCGGCCCCGCCTTCCGGCAATGCCGGCAGGCCCAGGATCGCCCGTTTCTCGGCGTCGGTCAGGAATTCCGCCGCCGCAACCCGCGCCCATTGCGCGTCACGCTCGGCCGCGAGTGCGGGCACCTGATCCAGATCCGGCTTCAGTTCCAGCGCCTCGCCGGCATAGCCCGACAGCCAGTCCGACAGCGCCGCCGCCACCCGCGTCGCCAGCGGCAGCACCGTGAGGCGATAAAAAGCCCGGTTGGCCTCCTGATAATTGGCATAGGTCGCGTCCCCCTGGATGCCCAGCAGCATCGGCGGCACGCCGAATGCCAACGCGATTTCCCGCGCCGCGGCATCCTTGGTCTTCTGGAACTCCATGTCGCTGGGCGAGAACCCCATCGGCTTCCAGTCCAGACCGCCTTCCAGCACCATCGGCCGCCCCGCATTGCGGGCGCCCTGGTAATTGGCGGCAATCTCGTCGGACAGGCGGTCGAACTGTTCCTGCGCCATCACGCCCTGCCCGTCCGCGCCTTTCCAGACCAGCGCGCCCGACGGCCGCGCCGCGTTGTCCAGCAACGATTTCGACCAGCGCGACGCCGCGTTGTGGACATCCACCGCCGTCGCCGCCGCCTGCATCGGCGCAAAGCCGTAGTGATCGTCCTGTGGATGGAAACTGCGGATATGGCAGATCGGAGACAGCGCCCCGGAGGCATCGAACCGATGCTTGCGCGCGCCGACGCTGTATTCATAGGCCACCGGCCAGCCGTCACGCCCGGGCACCACCTTCATCCGGTCCGACCGCAGCACATGCAGCTCGACCGGAACGCCACCCTCGCCGCCCACCGCCTCGACATAGGCATCGCCCGACAGCAACAGCTGTCCGAACAGCGCCTCCAGCAACTCGGCGCGCCCCTGGGCCGGGTTCGGCCGGGTCACCAGCGACAGCAGCGGATGCGTCTCATAGCGGCGCTCGCGGTCCTGCAACACCAGCGGCAGGGCCGAGGCCGCCTCGGCGATCAGCTTGACCGACCGGAACCCCACCGGGTTGCCCGCGAACCCGGTGCGGGTCAGCGACGCGGTGTCGCGCGCGCTCCACGCAACCCGGCCCGCGCCATGCCAGGCAACCACCGGCCCGGTGGCGCTCGCCTTGGCTTCCGGCGCGCCCTGCCCGGCTCCGCGACGCAAGAAATCAAATACCATTCCCGATGCTCCTGTGTGATCCCCACGGCCCGCCAAAGCCGCCTTCCGGCCCTTCGCGAACCCTTTTGCCTGCAATTCCGGAAGATTTCCGAAAGCCACCGCGCGGCGCTTTCGCAACACCCCGACCGGGTGTGTTCAGAGGGCGCGCACCCGCGGCCTCTTCCACGCCGCCGCCGGCGCGATCATCAGGTCGTGCAGCGCCCAGACCAGCGCGTCCACGCGGTCGGGCGATCCGGCACCTTCGAACCCGCGCAGCGTCATCAGGCACATCTGGTCCTCCAGATCGCCCAGGCCCGCCGCGTGCCGCACCCGGCCCTGTTCATAGAGCGCCGCGACCGGCTCGGCCCGCGCCACCTTTCCGCGACTGGCGTGAACCGCGCGATAGGGCACCAGCGGGTCCACCTGCCGCAGCACCTCCTCGACCAGCCGCCCGCCCTGGTTGACCTCGGCCACCAGCCGGTCCGCGCCGTGACGCTGCATCGCCGCCACCGCCGCGCGGGCCCAGCCCAGCGGGCCCTTGCCCTGCACCGTGCAATCCTCCAGCACCCAGGCGCGCCAGTTCTGCGGCGGCCCCTGCATCTGCACCCCGGCCACCACGATGCCACAGGCATCCGCGCCCGCGCCGCTGCTCACCGCGGGGTCCAGCGCAACCACGACCCGGTCCAGCGCCGGGACCCGTTGTCCCTTTGCGGCTTCCAGCATCGCCCCGGTCCACAGCGCCCCTTCGGCCTCGGCCACCAGCACCCCATCCAGCTCCTGCCGCCCCAGCCGCGTTCCGGCATAGCGCGCGCGCACTTCCCTGAGGAACCCCGCCGCCAAGTTCGCGCGGTTCGCCTCGGTGGGCGCATGGGTGGTCACCGTCGATGCGGCGGCCAGCAGATCCTTGAGCAGCGCCACGTTGCGCGGCGTCGTGGTCACGCAGACCTGCGGGTGCTCGCCCAGCCGCAACGCGAATTGCAACATGTCCCAGGTCTCCCCGGCCTTCTTCCACTTGGCCAGCTCATCGACCCAGGCGGCATCGAATTGCGGCCCTCGCAGCCCCTCGGGATCCTGCGCCGAAAACACCTGCGCCTCGGCACCGTTGTCCCAGATCAGCTTGCGCTCCGACGCCTTCCAGACCGGCCGCCGGTCAGGCGGCGAACAGGCCAGGATACCGCTGTCGCCCTTGATCATCACCTCGCGCACCTGGTCATAGGTCTCGCCCACCAGCGCGACCCGCCGCGCATGGCCCCGGTCCAGCGGCCTAGCGCCCTCGACCTGCGCGCGCACCCATTCCGCCCCGGCGCGCGTCTTGCCCGCGCCGCGCCCGCCGAGAATGACCCAGGACCGCCAGTCTCCCGCCGGCGGCAGCTGGTGCGGCAATGCCCAGAACTCGAACAGGAAAGGGAGAGCGCATAGCTCTCCCTCGCTGAGTTCATTCAGGAACGCGTCCTCCGCCGTGGCACCTGCGGAGGCGACCAAGGCGGCACCCGATCTCAAATCGAGCCTGCACAAGGTCGAGCGCGTATCCGCCGCGCGCAATTCCGGCCTGTCGGTGTTGCTGTTCGACAA